AAAGCAAGTAATGTTAGAGTTGGCGACATGGTATCTTGGAACTCAAGCGGTGGTACTGCAAGAGGAAAAGTTACTAGAGTCGTTCGCAATGGAAAAATAAAGGTTCCAAATAGTTCTTTTACTATTACAGGAACGCCAGAAGATCCAGCAGTTGCTATTAGGGTTTACAGAGATGGAAAACCTACGGATACAATTGTCGGACACAAGATGAAAACATTAAGAATGAATTCATCAAAATCACTTGATGGGATGTCAATTGATAATTCCGTAAAGGAGGGGAATAATATGGCAAATACAGAAAAAGAAGTAACTAAGGCAGTTGAAGACGAAGTAGTCGTTGTAGATGAAATCGTTGAGTCTGAAACAGCAGAAGCAGAAGTAGCAGCAGAAGCACCAGCAGAAGCAGCAGCAGAAGCACCAGCAGAAGCAGCAGCAGAAGCACCAGCAGAAGCAGCAGCAGAAGCACCAGCAGAAGCAGCAGCAGAAGCACCAGCAGAAGCAGCAGCAGAAGCAGTTGAAAAATCTGATACTGTAGTTGAAGATGCCACCACTCCTGCTGAAGAGAGCAAAGATGCTGACTTGGCAAAGGCTGTTGAAACAGTCAAAACTTCTGTTGAAGAAGTTAGCAAGTCCGTTACTGCAGCAGTTGGAGATTTAGTGGCAACTGTAAAATCAATTAATGATCAAATTGCCGAATTGCAAAAAAGCGTTGCAAAAGTAAACGAGGAAGTTACAACAATGAAAAACAACGCAGAAGAGTTTGGAAAGCGTGTTGACTCACTAGAAGATGATACCGCTATCCGCAAGTCTGGCGACCTCGGCGGGGTCGTGCAGGAAAACAAAATACAAAAAAGGTCGATGTGGGGCGGGCGTTTCCTCAATTCCGCTGACCTCTATCGTTAACATTCACTGGGAGGTGAAAAAATTATGTCAGAAGAAATTTTAGAAAAATCAGCAGCAACTGGATCAATCGTTTCAGGTGGAATTGGTGGAGTATCAACTCCTTCAGCAAACCTAGGACCTGCAGGTACAGCATCACCAGCCGATGGTGGCGGTATCTTAAATCCAGAACAATCTGCTCAATTTATCGAATATATTTTCGAACAACAAGTTCTTGCTCGTGATGGTCGCCGTGTAACAATGCGTGCCAACTCAGCAGAACTAGAGAAGTTAAACGTTGGAGAACGTGTTATCCGTGCTGCTGCACAAGCAGACGCAACATACACCAACGCTGGTGTTACTTTCACAAAGGTGGAACTTTCTACAAAGAAAATCCGTCTTGACTGGGAAGTATCAACAGAAGCACTTGAAGACAACATCGAAGGTGCAGGATTAGAAGATCACTTAGTTCGCACAATGACTCGTGCATTTGCAAACGATCTTGAAGATCTTGCTATCAACGGTACAGGTTCTGGTACAAACTCATTCCTTAACATTTTGGAAGGTTTCTATGTAAAAGAACAAACTGGTAACGATGCTGGTGGTACATTTGGTACAACCGTGGAAGATTTGCAAGCATTAGTTCTTGCAATGCCACGTAAGTATCGTGCATCACGCGGTGCAATGAAATTCTACGCTTCTAGCGAAACAGTAGCAGATATCATCAATGGTCTCGGCTCAAGCGGTAACTTGCCATCAGAAAGAATCGTAGAACGCGTTATTGACGGAGTAGCACCACAAACATTAGGTGCACCTGTTACATACCGTGTACTAGGAATTCCTCTAGTTGAAGTTCCTTTGATGCCAGCAGACTATATCTCATTGACATTCCCAGAAAACCGTATTTGGGGATTCCAAAGAGACATTACTGTACATCGCGAATTCCAACCTAAGAAAGACACTGTAGAATATACAACTTTCTTACGTTTTGGTGTTCAAATCGAAGAAACAGATGCAGTTGCATTCTCAAAGAACTAATTAACTTTTAGTTCACAGAAGGGGGGATAGTAAAATATCCTCCCTTCAATCTTTTTACAATGATATAATTAGTAAGGAGGAATTTTATTTATTATGGAAATATTAAATGAAAGACAATATAAAAAAGTTACTGGCCTAACAGCCACTTTTACAATTTCTCCAAGTGGAACATATACATTAGACTATGAAGACCTATATACAGGTGAAACATTCTCAGCATCAGCAACCACAATATCTGGAGCAGTATCATTTAGCCTTGACTCAAAATATTTAAACTATACTGGATCGCTAGCAGCATCAGTTAAAAACTCTATTGGTGATACAGTAATTTTAACGAATATTGAAATCATAAGACCATATTGCAATTTAGACACAGTAGCCTCTGCATTGAGCATTACTGATGGAAAAGAAATTGAATATGAAAGACTAGCAAGATATATTATAGACTCACAAACTCAAGGGTTTCCATTCCTTCGTAAAGAAAAAACAGTGGTTGGAAATGGATCCGACTATTTGCCAATAGATGAAAAAATATACAAGATTTATAAAGTATATGAAAATCAAGATTTACAATATGATTCTAGCCTAAGTGCTAGTGCAAATGACGTTGTTTATGCAATTACAAAAGATGGCACATCAATAACTAACGTAGACGATGAAACACCAGAGAATAAAGTCAATTATAGACAGGTATGGATGGAAAGATATCTAGATGTTCAATTTGCTGAAAATGCCGAATATACAATTGACGGAGACTTTGGATATAAAGTTGTTCCTCAAGACATACAAGAAGCATGTGAATTATTAATACAAGATATTAAAAACGATAATCTAAAATATATAAACAGATATATTGAATCATTTGATAATGAAGACTTTAAGATTAAGTTTGCTAAAAATCCAAGTACTGGAACTGGCAATATGTTTGTAGATAAAATTTTGGAGAAGTACAGAAACAGGCTTCGTATCGGGGTGTTGTAATGATTTTAGAGACATCTAGTCTTGACGACTTATTATTTCCAATGACAGCAGATGTATACTATGCTACAACTAGACAACAAGACTACGGCAATATATCTAAAACATGGGTATACGATAGAACAATAGATTGTTCAATTATTAGTGAATTGTCTACAAGAGGCTTTAATGGAGAACTTAGAACAAAAGGTACAGACTTTATCTATGACTCAAATGCATTTTTAAGAACTAAACAAGATCTAAGACAAGATAGTAGTGGAATTTATCATCCTATTACGTCTATATCAGTAACAAACATAAAAGATCCATCTGGAGCCTATGTATGGATCAATGGTCAAAACTTAGTTAATTCAGCAGGGGTAGTAAATACTAAATATGAAGTTAAAACTATAGTACCTACATTTGACTATAACCATAATCTAAGACATTTTAGACTGTACATAAGTAAGTCTCAAGTGCAAAAGTGGGAATCATGATTACAGCAAAAATAAATGTTAATAATGTCTCACAAGTTTTAAAGAATGTTGTTCAATATACAGATGGCTTTACAACAGAGTTAAAAAGAAACCAAAAGAAAATAACTAAGAATATAGCAGATGAATCAATAGATGTTTTCTACGATTATCTAGACGGCCTTGCTAGATCACATCCTGGAATGCTACACCACGTATATGAATGGGGTCAAGTTGGAAACCCTGGTGGAAGACTATTTGAACTAACATCTGCTTTAAAAGGTAATAATGCATTAGTATCTGCAGAGTTTTTGTATTCCGATACAACCCCGCCAAATAGTGATCAAGAATTTTTTGATAAAGCAAGAGTAATGGAAGAAGGAATAGAGGTAGTTATAAATGAAGTTAATGCCAAAGCATTGTTTTTTGAAGTGGATGGAGAAGAGTTTTTTAGAAGTGGTCCTATCGTAATAGCAAACCCAGGAGGTGCTGCAACAAGAGGATCTTTTGTTAGAGCATTCAATGAGTTTTATGGGATATATTTTACTAATGTATACTTGGACTCAATAGGATTTTATAAACACTTTTCTAACCCTAAAGAATATAGTAATAAATTTAGAAGTGCTGCTAAAAATAGAAATGCAAGATCAATAGGAAAACAAGCAGCATTATCTTGGATCGTAAAAGGACCAGGTGGTAGACGATGAAGATTTATAGACCAGAAAACATTATTAATGAATATGTTTGGGAACAGTTTAAAACTCAGGCACCAGCCTTTTATAACCTATACCCTAAGACCGTAGGTGGTCCAGACTTTATACCATTTTTCCCAGCGGGTGCAGGAAATATTCCTCCTGATATATTAGAGAATGATTTACCATATATTATATTTGATAAGTTTACAAAAGTAAGAACAGGATCATATAAGTATTTTTATCCTATAAAAAGTGAGCAAATGAGATATACAATTTATGGTGGGTCTTTATATGGAGATGCTCCTAACGGTGCAGATAGATATGGAGTAACAATCAACCTAACAAGTCTTATCACAGCAATTTTAGATAGAGAAGATACCGCAGCACAAGATATAAATCAATTTGCTGGAACATTAAGAGACTATGATGAATCTACCTATCCAGACTTATTTAAGTATAGTTTTCACTGTATCAATGTGTTTCAGTCAGGGTATGCAGAAAGTCAACAAGATGTATCTGATTTAATGGAATATAGACCATCTAGAGATCTTATTATCAAATATGACTATCATTCTAAGCAATATAATGAGTAATAAATAGGTATATAATTAGTATTGAGGAAATCGCCCCACTTTTCCTAAAAACAAGGAAGGTGAAATAAAATATGGCATTAGGTAACAGCAACCAAATTATCGTAGGTGCCGCTCGTCTGTTCGTATCAAAAGGAACAGGTGGCAAAGGTGCCTTGAAGTACTCACAAGGTTCTGGATCAGCAGCAGTTTATAACTTTACTGGTTCAGGTAGCGTATCAGGAATTCCTTCATTCGTATCTGGAACACCGTTCGCAGACACAATGGAAGCATCATCTGATTATAACAACGTAGGTTACACCATGAACGGTTTGGAATTACAATTCCAACCAGACTTCGGTGAAGTCCAAGTTGATCAATTGCTAGACGTTGCAAAACTTTACAAACAAGGTATGCAAGTTAACATGGCAACAGCATTTGCTGAAGCAACACTTGAAAACTTATTGTTAGCAATCGCTGCTCCAAGTACAGATAAATACGATGGTGCAACTGAAGATACACTAGTCTTAAACTCTGGAGAACTAGGATCTGTTCCAGTTGAACGAGCAATCGTTGCAATCGGACCAGGATCTGGAGACCCAGACGCAACTGGTGCATCAGCAGTAGAACGCGTATATGTAGCACACCGTGCACTCTCAATTGAAAGTGTAACAGTATCTGCAAAACGTGACGAACCATCAATGTTCGAAGTATCATTCCGTCTACTTCCAGCATCAAATGGATCATACGGTAAAATCGTAGATCGCGTACGTGGTTAAAAACAATTAAATAGACACTTAGCCCATCTCTCTTGTCGAGAGGTGGGTTTTGTGCTATAATTTTACTATGTCCTTAAGGAGGATAAATGGCAACAAGTGTCTATGAAATTGTAGAAGTTGAATTACAAGACGGTACGAAAGTAACAATGAAACCTTTAAAAATTTCTCTATTGAGAGATTTTATGAAAGAGTTTCAAAAAATATCAGACACGTCAATTGCTGAAGACAATATTAAATCAATGGATTTGCTTTTAAGTTGTGCTGCAATTGCTATGAAGCAATACAAGCCTGAAATAGCAGATAAAGCAAAATTAGAAGAACTTATTGATTTACCAACAGTTTATAAAGTAATTGAAGTGGCTGCAGGAATTAAGTTGAACGACCCAAACGCACTAGCGGCGGCTCTAGTTGGTCAGAACTAGATCTCGCCGAGATAGAATCTAAAGTATTTCTTCTAGGACTTTGGAAGAATTACGAGGAACTGGAGAATTCTTTATCTCTACCTGAATTAGTAGAAATACTAACTACTAAAAGAGAAGAAGAATATGAAAACAAAAAGTTCCTTGCTTCACTAAAAGGAATAGATTTAGATAAAAATTCTAAGTCGTCTCACGATGCTTGGGAAGCACTAAAGGCAAGGGTTTTCAGCAATGGAAAAACCTCTAACCCTAATGACATAGTGGCACTGCAAGGTGTTGCTGCAAAGCAAAAAGGCTTTGGGATTGGTCATGGGTTAGATTACGAGGTGATTAGTTAGTGGCTGATGTAGCCAAGGGTATTATTGATATTGAGATCAATACGGGTAATGCCGCTGCCCAATTAAAGGCTTTACAACAACAAATAAACGCATTTACAATTGCGGTAAATAAAAATAATAAATTTCAAAGTAGTGCCACTGCTAAATATACTACTGAATTACAAGACTTAGTTAATGCAAGCAGATTCTTTACTGCTGAAACCGTAAAGATGAAAACATCTGCTGGTGCATTAGATGCTACCCTAAGAAAAGGTCAAGCAACTCTAGGTCAATTTTTTAATGCTAAATTTAATAGAAACAGTGCTTTATTTGCTGAAACAATGGGTCTTGCCGCAGAGCGTTCAAGAACATTACAAACTCAATTTATAGCCACAACTGGTGCATCAAGAGGCATGCAAGAGGCTCTTGCTATCAGACCTCTAGCAGCATTTAGTTCCGAGATGGCTATTGCTACACAAAGATCTCAAATTCTTACTTCGATGTTTAAGCAAGGAACAACACAATTAATTAACTTTGGTAAGAATGTTCAGTGGGCTGGTCGTCAGTTGATGGTTGGTTTTACACTACCGTTGACAGTATTTGGATCAACTGCTGGCAAAACATTCATGGAACTAGAAAGACAAGCAGTAGCATTTAAAAAAGTTTATGGAGACATCTTTACCACACCTGCAGAATTACAAGGCAATATGGATGCTGTTATGGCTTTGGGTAAAGAATATACAAAATATGGAATTGCAGTTAAAGATACAGTTGGCTTGGCTGCTCAGGCTGCAGCAGCAGGTCGTAGAAATAAAGATTTAACAGACGCAGTAACTCAAGCAACTAGGTTATCAACACTTGGTCAAATGGATCAAAATCAAGCACTTGATACAACAATTGCTTTGCAGTCAGCATTTAGACTTAGTGGACAAGAGTTAGCAGATACAGTTAACTTCTTAAACATGGTTGAAAACCAAACTGTAGTAAGTTTACAAGATTTAGCAGCAGCAATTCCACGTGTGGCACCAGTTATTAAAGGTTTAGGTGGAGACGTAAAAGATATGGCTGTATTTCTTGCAGCAATGCAGGAAGGTGGAGTATCCGCAGAGCAGGGTGCAAACGCACTAAAGTCAGGTCTTGGATCTTTAATTAACCCAACAAAACAAGCAAAAGAAATGCTTGCTGGATTTAACATTAATCTAGATGCAATTGTCCAAAGAAATCGTGGAGATTTAATGGGCACTGTAATGGATTTCGCAACAGCACTTCAAACTTTAGATGAATTCTCTAGACAACAAGCATTAGAGCAAGTATTTGGTAAGTTCCAATACGCTCGTCTAGGTGCACTATTTGAGAATATAGTTAGAGATGGATCACAGGCAAGTCAAGTTATAGACACTATGGCATTCTCCTCTGAACAGTTAAGACAAACTGCTGAGAGAGAGTTGTCTGTTATTGAGCAATCATTTGGTGTGCAATTAACCGCGGCTATTGAAAAATTTAAATTAGCAATTGCTCCTATAGGTCAATTATTTGTTCAACTTGCTATTCCTGTTGTTAATTTCTTAACTAAGATAGTAGAAGGATTTAATAATCTTCCTGACTTTTCAAAGAAATTTATAGCACTAGCAACTATTATTACTGGCTTAGTTATACCTGCTGGAACAATGTTTTTTGGTTTATTAATGAACCTAAGTGGAACTCTTGCTAAATTATTACAATCTCTTGGAATATTTTCTAAAGGATTAATGAAGGGTGGGGTTGTAGGCGGAATTCAAGCAGTAACTCAATCCATGAAGTATATGTCTCTTGAAGAGATAGACGCCGCAATTGCAGCAAAACAGTTGGGTTCAGCAACCATGTCTGCAAACGATGCTTTCCGTGCTCAAGTTTCTGCCGCAGAGGGTGCAAGGGCAGCAGTTAGAAACTTAGGCGATACATATTCATATTTAATAAACAGAATGGCCGAAGCAGCATCCTTATCTAAATTTACATTTGCTGCACCAGGAACTGCATTACAAACAGCACAAGCAAGATCAAGAAATATTAAAGGTGCTTTCCCAAGAAGATTTGCTACAGGTGGTCAAGTTCCAGGAACTGGTAATCAAGATACAGTTCCAGCAATGTTGACACCAGGAGAATTTGTTGTAACAAAAGATGCAACTAGAAGCATTGGTACAAAGTTCTTAGAAAGATTAAATATGGGTGGAGTTGCTGGATACTTTGGTGGCGGAGATGTAATAGAAAATAAAAGAAATCTAGATATATTAGCACAAGAAGCCGTAGAAAGAAGTGGTATTGGAGTTAGACCAGGAAAGTTATCGCCATCTCAAGCAAGAATGTTTGGACCACCACTTGAACTTACACACTTAGGATCTGGAGGAGATTTTGTTAAACCATCTGGACTCACTGGAGGCCAAGAAAAAATATTTAATAAGGTTGGCAAATTTGCAACACAACAAGAAGGATTTACAGCATTTTTACCTAGATCAATTAATCAAGCATTAAGAAACAGTGTTGGAAGTGGAGTAAAAGCATCTGATCTGTTGTCATATTTAAGAAATACTCCAGCAGGTCAAACCTTTGGTCCACTAGATCAAGTGCTAGGTAAAACTGGTAGAGGAACGGGTTCTGATAGAGTTCAAGCAGCAATGGTAAGAAAACTAGAATTAATGGTAAAGACTGGTCGAGGCGATGAATTACTATTTGATAAGCATGTAGGCCCAATCTATCAAAGGGCAATTAAAAAATTATATCCTGAAACATATTCTTTATTAAAGAGACCAATGCAGTGGAGAGCAGATACAAAAGAAATTTATAATAAGATAGGAATATCAAAACCAACTGACATTGAAAGCCCTAGAACAATAACAAACCTTAGAGCAAAAGGTCTTGTTGTTTTAAATAAAGGTAAAAAATTAGCAGGAGATATAACAAAAGATCAAAAGTCTCAATTTATCAAAAACCTACCAAAAGGAAGTATTGGTGTTTATAGAAATAAATCAGGAAAAGTAAACTTTATAGGAAGAGATGGAAGTATTGTTGGAGCAAGTTACACTGGTGGAGCAAACATACCTGCAGCATTATCAGGACTAAGAAACATATTGGTAACAAAAAATAAAGGTGGAGATATAAATAGTAGTGGGACTCAAGCAGCACTATTAACTCCAGGAGAATTTGTTGTCAACAAAGATGCAGCAGCAAGAAATAGACCATTCTTAGACGCATTAAATGCTGGTAAAGTAAAGAATTTTCAACAAGGAACAAGAAAAGAAAGAAACCAAAGATATCAAAATATTACTGGAAGAACAGTTGGCCAAGCAAGGATGGCGGCAATTGGATCTCGTGTTGGTGGAGGAATCGGTGGTGCTGCTTTTACAGGCTTTTTGGCTGGTCCAGCATTACAGTCAAGTTCTAACCAAGCAGTTAGTGCAATTGGAAAAGTTGTAACAGGTGCCTCTATTGCCGCTAGTGCATTCCAAGTTTTAGGACCAGTATTAAGAGTATTAGCAACAAGATTACCATTCCTTACAAATCCAGTAGGTTTAGTAATTACAGCATTTATGGCAACTTCTGGATTGTTAAGCATTGTTGTAAATAAAGAATTAAAGAAGGTAGCAGATGCTGGTGCTGCTATGACAAGAGCAATGTATGGATCTACAGAAAATATTGAAGCAATGGCTGAATCTTTTGGAAGAACTACAACTAGACAAAGATTAGCAGAAACAAGAGCAAGTAGAGCAGGTGGAGGAATTAGTGCTGAAGCACAACAATTCTCAACACAATATATACAAAGTGATGCAGGAAAGAAACTATTGGCAGACATTGAAAAGGTAAGAGCAGCAGGTGGAGACGCTGCTCTAGCAATCAGAAATCAAGTTTCGAAAGCAGTTGTTGCTGGAGCAATTACGCCAGATGAAGCAGAGGCTATTGCAAAAGATATTGGTTTAGCATTAAATGATCAGAGTTTAGCGATAGATGCAGTTGGAAAAATATCAAAACTATTTGGACCTAATGGAGAATTATTAGAAAATAACATTTTACAGATTGCTGCTGAAATATCTCCTAAGTTTAATCTGTCTGACATAATTACTTTAGCACAGCAACAAGTAGAAGAAGGCAACTTTATATCTAAACTATTTGGTATTGAAGAAAACCAAGTAAGAGAAAATGTGGCAAACAACATCAATGAAATACTAAAGGGTGCAAATGAAAATATAGCAGCCTCTATGGATGTACTGACAACCCAGTATGAAGATGGAGAAATAAGTTTTACTAAGTATCAAGAAGGAATTAAACAACAAACAGATTTAATAAATAAAAATACCACTAAAGCAATAGACTCTTTTGCACAGTATTTAGGTAAAACAGATGCTGAGTTAAAAAATCTTTATGATAGAAATAAGTTTGGTAACTTAAGAACTCAAGAATCAAAGGCTGTTGTAAAGTTTTTTGATGATCAAAGAAAAGCAGCAGAACAGTCACTAGTTGGAGTTGGTCAAGGATTTGAGTCAAGCATTGTTGATGCTGTATTTACTGGACTAGCAGATGGAGATGTCTTAAAGGCAACAGAATATTTCAATCAACTAACAACTGGAAATATAGATAAAGATCTAGTTGATAAAATAGTTAAAGCACTTACTGACAAAGGATTGATAGAAGCAGCAAATGCATTTAGAAATTATATTACACCTCAAGTTACATCTCGTGCACCTGATGGAGTAAAGCCACCAGTAACCTTTCAAGAAGAAGATCCACCAGGATCAGGTGGAGAAAAGTCTAAGATTCAAATATTAGAAGAATCAATTAAGCAAACAAAAGAGTATTCAGCAGCACTTAGCGTGTTAGTAAAAAGAGGATTGTCACCAGAAGCAGCCGCAAATCTAGATGCTGCCACTGCAATTGAATTAGTTAAAAAGAAAAGACTAGACTTGGTAAAAGCAGTAAATCAACAAGCAGCCGCTCAAAGAGTTTTACAAAATATAGTTAAAGGTGAAGACGAAAGACAAGTAGATATTTTAGAAGCACAAACAGATGCTATTGACGCTAACATAGAAGCGGTACAAGATCAAATAGATGCTATCAATAAATTAAATGATGCTGATCAAAGACAACTTACTGTTAGAAACAAAGCATTAGAAGATCTGTCTAAGAAAGAAGAAAATGTAAATAAATCTTATAATGCAAGAATTGATGCTTTGAATAGAGTAAAAGAAGCAAATGCTCAAGTAGCACAACAAGAAAAAAATAGACTTGATTTAGCCAGTGCCTTAACTAGTGGAGATATCGCTGCTGCAGCACAGGCTGCTTTGACAATGACAGAAGACTTTGCTCAAGGTCAAATAGACAATACTCAAGCAGAACTAGAACTACAAAGACAAAGAGAAATTGATGCATTAACAACATCAGTAAATGGACAACTCTTAACAAGACAACAGATAGAGTCACAAATTGATTCAATAAACCAAAGAATGTATGAAAGAGATCTTCAAACATGGCCACTACAAGATCAAATTAAAAACTTAGAGTCACAAAGAGAAGTTATTGCAAGACAGATAGAAGCAACTCAACTAAGAATTAGAGCCCGACAAATAGAGGAAGAAGCAAGAGTTGGAAGATTAGTGGGCTACTATAAAGATATTGCTAAATATATAAATCAAGCAGCGAATAGAAAATATGACCCAACAGCAGCCAACGCTGGTGGAGTTATTAAAAAAGCATTTGGAGGTTTCCTAAAGTATACATCTAATGAACCAGCACCAGGCATGGCCATGGGTGGAAAGATGAAGAAGTATGCTGTTGGTAACATAGTTCCAGGCTTAGGAAATACAGATAGAGTTCCAGCACTTCTTACACCAGGAGAATTTGTAGTTAGAAAATCAGTTGCTGCAGAAAACATGGATATGCTTAAAGCACTTAATGGAGACGTATTTCCATCAATAAAGGGAACTGGCTCATCAGTAGAGTTAGGATCAGTAGCACCAACAACATCAACAATAAATAACACTCCAGTGTATACTTATAATGTAAACGTTAATGTTCCAAACACAGATGCCTCACCAGAAGAAATAGCAAATGTTGTAGTTGGAAAACTTAGAAGAATGACAGATACAAACTTAAGGAGCAATAGACTTTAATGGTTAATTCAACATATATTCAAAATAGATTTGCATATACCAGACCACAAGCAATTGCATGGGCAGACTCATATACCCTTAGTGGAGGATTATTTATACCAGATGGCAATACCGAAGGTGAAGACTTTTTAATACTATCAGACCATAATAGAAGTGAGATTAATTTTACTAAACAAAGAATAGAAAATAAACAAAGAATGATATCTGGAACAATGCGTTCTTATCATATTGCAGACAAAACAAATGTTTCTTGGTCTTGGGAAATGCTTCCTTCTAGAGCATTTAGTGGAGATCCAGGGTTTGACTCTAGTGGAATACAAACATATTCTGCAGAAGAATATACAGCAGATGGCGGTGCAGGTGGAGTTGATCTAGTAAAGTGGTACGAGGCACATCAAGGATCTTTCTTTATGCTTTTGGCTTATGATAGATATGATAAATTTGATACAGCACCATATGCACACTTACAACAATATAATGAAGTTCTAGAAGTATATTTCTCTGACTTTGATTACTCAGTAGTTAAAAGAGGATTTACTACACATGATTTTTGGAACATATCGGTATCAGTTGAGGAAGTATAATGTTTAACGATGAAGAGTTATTAGACCATCTTCAAACTGTAAATACCTTAAAGGTTGAGTCTTTAGTAACAGCAGAATGGAATCTAAATGATTTACAGTCTATAGAAAATTATGGAAACTATAGATATAGACCAAATGATTCTGCTTCACCAATATATAATGCCTTAGTATCTTCATATGATGTAAATGATGAAGGTAATTTTTACTTAGACGCATTAGAGTCAAAAGTGATATCAGAGTATGCAGTAGATGACAACGATGCATCATTATTGTTTACAAATACAGAAGTAGATAGAAGTTTATACTTTTCATTAAAAGAATGCTTTCAACCATTTAGACCTAGATCGGGTATAAATAAAGCATTATTCTTTGATAATAAATACATAGATAATATTACATCTGCTAGAAGACCAAGATATTATTTAGCATCTAGATATGATAAATTTAAATACTGGAATTCATATAGAAGAGAATTATATAAAGCAAATGCTAGTGCTAATTTTATTAGTAAAGAAAGAGGTATATCAAATAAGACTCAAGCAAATGCTATAGGATATGAAATAGAAGATGCCGTTCCATTTGTTATATATGAAAATAATTTTGCAATTAATAGAATAGTTTTAAAGATGCAAACAAATCTTGCCGAAACATCTAAAGGCACTATAAGAAATAGACTAGATGATGTTAGCGTAGAAGATCCACTAGGAGACATTAACAAATCAAGTATTCCAAAAAGGTGGTCTATTCAGTACCTAGACGAGGCAAATAACTGGAATACTGCTATAGACTTTGATGAAGATAGCACAAGAAGAGACGGTACTAATATAGTTAAATATGATGGATATGTTGAATTATATTATGGATTAATAGCACCAGATGATTATAAAACTAATTTTAACTTAGTTGACAATTTAAGTTCTAGTGCTCTTTTGGTAAATGGCCTACTTGCTGGAGAGGCATACCTAGTTGGATCAAGTACAACAGACCCAGGTGAACTTTATATTTGGGATGGAGCAGCGTGGGACATATCTGTTCCAGAATATGGATTTTCTTTATTAGAAGACGATGATACAAAACGTATAGGAATGGTTAGAACACTTGTTGACCCAGAGTACTTTGAGATAGACGGTATAAGAACATACAGAGAAGTAAAATATATTAAAGGTTTAAGAGTCGTAGTAGAAACTATGTATGGACCAGAAACTACCTTTGACTTAATAGAATTATCTCCAAGACTAAAAGCAGATATATCAAACTATGTATCAACATTTGAAACAAATAGATCTTTAGCAAAATCAAATACTGGATTACCAGTTGGTGGACTATTAGCATCAAACGGACAAATTACCTTAATGAATTACGATGAAGCATTTAGTGAAAACAATGACAGCAGTTTAATTAAAGGATTACTAAAACCAAATGTAAAGTTTGACTTCTATGAAGCAATATTAGATGTTAATGGGTTTGATAAATTTATACCTATAAAAACATTATATTCAGAAGAATTTCCCGTAGTTGTTGGAGGACTCTTTGATGTTAATGTTCCACTTAGAGATAGTTATTTTAGATTTGAAACAGCGACAGCACCATCAATACTATTAAATAATACTACACTAACAAAGGCAGTAGCAGTTCTTTTAGACAGCATTGGCTTTAGCAATTATATATTTAGAAACATTACAACAAAGAATGATCCAGTAATACCTTTCTTTTTTGTAGAAACAGATGCATCCGTTGCAGAGGTATTAGAAAGATTATCTATATCAACACAAACAGCAATGTTCTTTGACGAAAACAATGATTTTGTGATTATGACAAAAGACTACCTACTTCCAGACACTGCAGACAGAGCAGTAGACTACACACTTTATGGACAAAGAACTGCAGCCTCTTCTGGATCAGTTTTGCCAAACATAATTCAAATAGAGGGTGTAGATACAAAAATTTTAAATAATGGAAAAATTAATTATGTTACTAGATACATACAAAGATCACCAGCATCACTTTCTCAAGCAACTAAAATAGATGAGGATAGAACATATATATACAAGCCAGTTTTGCTTTGGGAAGTTGGAAATGACATTGCAACCAAAACTATTAACGAACAATCAAAAAGTACTGGATTTTCTTTAGGAGCCGTTGCTTTAAATACAACTCTTAACGACCAGCCCCCAAGCGTAGAAAGCAATCTTGTTGTGAATAATATTATAGACCTAGGAGAAAATGTATATTGGCTACCTAGATTTCAAGGCTATCTATATGCTAACGGTGAAATTATTAGATATGATGCAGTTGAATACACAATACCAGGACAAGGAACATTTTGGATAACAAGTAATCAAGAATATCAAAAATATTTTGCAGAGTTGCCATTCAATGGAAAAATGTATCCTACTGGAAATGTTAGAATTTACTCAGAACCATACTATGTTAACTTAGCATCAGCAAGTGTTGTTGGACTAGATCCAGGAGTAACATATAAAAATGGAGAAGTAAAGTCACACGGAAGAGCACAATTTGGTACAACTATAACAGAGCATACTGCTGGATTATCTTCTTACTGGACTGACAACGCAAATGTTCGTGGCATTAAAATGTCATCAAATTATATATTTACAACAACCCCTACAAACTCTATATCTTTTCCACCAAAACAAAGTTTAAACTTAGCAGGCGTTGGTATGGATAATACAACCGCACTATCTTCAACAAGAACTAGTATTATTGCTAATTTTATGCGTCAATCAATACCATCTGATGATGTATTAAAAGATTATAAAACTACAACTGCTGGAACTATTCAGTCTTCAGCCTTAGTATTTACTGGGCCAACACCTTTACCAACAAATATTGAAAAAAGAGATTTTGTTACATATGTATATAAAGAAATGAATAATGACTTTAAACATTTTGGAACTAGAATGAGAATTATTGGAAAGTCTATCTATGGAGATAAAATTTTAACACCACAAAATGCTGTAGACTATTATACCGTAGAGCCTTTGACAGCAAACGATACTCCTAAGATTGAAGGTGGCTCTGGAGGAATTGCTGTATTACTAAACTCATCAACTGGATGTGGATACTATTTTGAAATTGTATCTCTAACTGGAGATAACTTAGAAAGATATACAACAGCAGACGCTACAACTGGTGCAACTACAAGCGTAGTTCATAATGTTATATTTTATAAAGTACAGCCTGGTACAGTAAACAACACAACAGTAGCAGTTCCGTATAAATTATGGGGTGGGCTAACAAAGATATTAGTAGATGAAGGTAGGTTTGTTGGAAACGACAGGGTAGCAAATCAAACAAATCCAACTGTATATGATCTATCTGTAGAATATGAAAACATTGGAGATACTAGAAGATTCTATCTATATATAAACAATATATTAATATCTACTGTAGATGACACTTCTCCTTTGCCTTTATATAACAACATAGCATTATTTACTAGAGGTCCTTCAAAGTGTATGTTTGATAATGTTTATGCACTTAAAAATTTGCAAAGTAAAGAAAGTAGTGTATCTGTAGTCAATAGTACAAGTAAACCATTTTCTAGCAAGGAAATACTATCATCTGACGCTCTTAGAACATATGCTATGTCTGGAATAGTTCAGTCAACATATCTATCTGGAATTAACCCTAATAGTGGTCCAAAGTATTCTATATATTTTGATGAGTTTGGAACTATATTTAGAGAATGTGCATACTTTAATGTTAAATATGACAAAGCATACCCAGCATTTTTAGCATTCTTAGCACCTACATTTAATAGCGAAAGAACATATACCGCTTCTGGATTTAGGGCTGGATCATACGGTGCTGAATTTTTGGTGTTCAATAATACAGATAAGGCTATTGTTCTAGATGAAACATCTGGAAGTTATTTAAGAATTATAGGAGTAACCTTTACTCAAAATACATCTGGTGTATTAAACGTAGACGACTACTTTAAAGACTTGTCAAACTTTAGCGATCCAGTGGTAGTTAACAATGTTATAGTTTCTCCACAAGTATCAGAAAAAACATATCAAAACGTTAAGTCAAGCAGATCTAAATACGGAGATAGGTCATTTACATTAGAGTCTCCATATATTCAAAGTTATGATCAAGCACGCGATATAATGGAGTGGATGGTTAAAAAAACTATAAGACCTAGAAAAAATATGTATATTGAAACATTTGGGACACCTCATATACAACTTGGAGATTTATTGACAGTAAACTATAGATTCCCAGAACAAAATAATCAAGAAGGAACTATTTTTGTAGATATAGATAAAAAGTTTGTTGTAACAGAAATATTTTATTCTAGATCAGCAAGTGGAATTAGAAATAGATTAAGGATGGTGGAAGCATAATGGCAAAACCAGCAGCAGGTAAAGGTGGAGGAGGAAAAGCCTCTCCATCCAGTAGTCCAAAAGTACAGAAGTTAGCAGAGGCTGTTAAAAAAGCCAATACTGGAATACAGGGAACTAGAAAGCCTGGAACATCTACAAATAATTTATTTGCTTATTCATACACAAAGCCATTTAGGGCTCCAATTGGAGTAGATAAAAAAAGAAAGAAAAGGGGGAAGCAAGGGGGAGGCGATACGGTATTGCCACCAGATCCAGGTCCAGCGTTACCACCACCAGATACAGGAGATTTTTCATTTACGCCACCACCAGTAATGGTTCCAGAAAGAGACGTGGTTAATCTAGCAACAGAAGAATTAGATGCTAAGACCATAGAAAACTTATTGTTTGAAAACATAGGTGCTAATGAGTTAGTAAAGTTTGTCAGACACGACACGGTAGAGGGAAATAATCCATCATATAATATTATATCCAATCTATCTGATATAAGAAGAAAGTTTAACCCTGATGAATTAATATCTGTACAAACATCTGATTCTACTTTTATAAGTAACTCTATTAATTTAAATAATAAAATACCTAGTGATGAATATTTAGAAGCCCTTGGACTAACAGACTATGTATATATAGATGAAAGTGGAAATCTAATCATTGAGGTAGTTAATATGAGGGATAAAGAAGTAGTAGAGGTCCAAATCGATTCTAATGGTACAATATACGAGGTGAACTAATTTGATTACAACAAATGGAAAAGAAATTATTGCAAAGTATCTTTTAGATCAGGCACCAGCATTTGCTACATATATTGCTGCTGGAACTGGTAGAAAGCCAGAATTAACTGGGGTAGAGGCCACTGTCTCACCATCTGCACAAGTATTAGATTTTGAAGTTTTTAGAGAGCCAATCATTGCAAAAGGTTTTGTAAGAGAAGATGATGGAACAGAAAAAATAGTATTTAAAGCACAAATGCCTACAACTCAAAGATATTTAATTTCAGAAGTTGGGGTATATCCAGCGGCAACAAACGTTACAGCGGGAAAGTATGATAGTAGACTTTTGATTACCTATACGCCAGCAGAAACATGGTCATATGTAAATAATGGATCAGCATCTGCAGTGCTTTTTGAACCAGATGGAGTTGTAAACTTTGCAAGTGGCAGTGTTGTAACTAACGATATTACCACAACTACAAAAGCACAGTTTATTAACTCTGACTCAAGCATATTTGATACATCATTGAGATCAGCAAGATATGAGCAGCCAAGATTATTAAATCGTGCTCTTATGGTTAGTGGAAGTAGTTCATATTTAACTTTAAACCCTTTAGACTCTAGCAAACTTGTAGCAACAAGTAGTGCTGCATATGTTGAAAATAATGAAATTAATTTTGATTTTAGTCAAAACATTACAACAGATCAACTAAAACTTGCATTAGGTTTATTGAGTAGAACTGCATCAGTAAATACAGCACCAGACTCAGTTAGAATTCTTTTAGAGTTTACAAACGGAACAACAACTCCAGGAACATCTCCAAAAGCAACATTAAGCATAATACTATCTGCAGCAGATTTTCAAATAAGTTCTAATCCAAATAGATATATTATTGTAACAAAGTCTTTATCAGACTTCGAAAGAGATTCTAACTTTACATTTTCAAATATTAATGGAATTAGAATGTACACATCTGTTTTAGTTGGGGGTGTACCAACAGATAACTATCTAGTCGTTTATGATGGATTAAGAATAGACAATGTCTCTACTATTAATCCTTTATATGCATTAGTAGGATATGATGTTATTAAAACAGATGATGCACAACCAATCTTAAAAGAAGAAAATACTAACAACTATATTGAATATAGATTTGGCATAGGAGTGACATCTTAGTGGCTAAAGTAATAATTCCATTATCACAACTACCTCCTCCAAATAGAGATGGAACCCATGTTGTTAGATTTAGAATAGCAACAGAGGACAAAGGTAGTATCTCGGAGTGGTCTAAACTTTTTAGGGTAGAAAGCACTGGGCAAAAAAGTAACGGATTGGTTGCTGCCGATTTAACTGTTTTAACACAAGGTGGGCCATATGAAGTAAAGTGGACACCATATATTGAAACTATTGCTGCCGTATCTGGGTCAGCAAATCTAAATGTTTATGATATATTTGTAGATGAAAATGATGGGCAAGGTTTAAAATTTTATTCTAGAGTTAACACTAACTCTGTTACTGTATATAGTAATACAACTACAAAAATTAGAGTTTATGGACAACTTCCAACACATCCAAGTCCACCAATAACTTCAATTGCTTTAAAACAACTTTTTGGGGTCTTTGATACAGGACTGATAGATTTATGACAGGTTCATATCCTAAAGTATTTAATACGGAAACAAGTGAGTGGACAAATTTACTTGATAACAATTTTACAATTGATGCGGTTGGTGGCATCACCTCTGCAAGCCCACAAGCAGATGATATATTTAGGTACGTAGCAGCATCTAGTGAATATATCAATGCTCCAATAACAACAGTTTTACAAGGAAAAACTTTAAATTTAGGAACTATTAACGCTAGCAGTGGATCTATATCAGGAAACTTGGTGGTTGGAAGCACGTTAACTGTAAATGGAGTATTGATTACAGGCGGTGGTGGCTCTGGGTCGGTTAGCACAGAACAAGTCCAAGACGCTGCTGCACCATTATTAGATCACGCTTTTCATACAAACATTACTGCTTCATATGATGATGCTAACAACAGAGTATTGTTAACAACTGTAGCAAATCCAACAACAGAAGATATACAAGATGCTGCAGCACCACTTCTTAATCACGCTTTTCATACAAACGTAACTGCATCTTATGACGATGCAAATAACAGGGTATTGCTTACCTCAACTGCATCAGCAGCAGTACCTACAGAAACAATTCAAGATGCGGCAGCACAATTGTTTGATCATGCTTTTCACACTAGATTAACAGCAACTTATGATGATGCTAATAATAGGGTGCTACTTACAGCAAATCTACCAAGTGGTGCATCAGCACAAACTAATTTTTATGATGTTGTGAGAGATTATGGAGTTGTTTCAGGAGAGGCAGATTCTGCAACAAAAATTCAAAATGCTTTATATGCCGCAAGAGATGCTGGTGGTGGCATAGTATATATTCCAACTGGAACTTATAATTTAGGAAGCAGACTTGAAATATACGAAGGTACAACTTTATTATCTTCTCAAAAAGCAACATTAAGCAGAAACCATACATCAAATTTAATTATTAATGGCTTGGCTGGTGCATCATATAGTGGCTATAATGGACAAGGTAATATTAAAATTATTGGTGGAATATGGGATAATAAAGGACCATCTTATCCAGTAACACCTGCTATGGGTATTAGTATTGGTCACGGACAAAATATTATAATTCAAGATTTAACAGTAAAAGATACAGCAGGTTTTCACGCAATAGAAATTAACTCAAGTAAGAATGTAAGAATATCAAACTGCAGACTTATTGGTTTTGTTGATACTGGAAGTAGAGGATACTCTGAGGCAATACAGATTGATCTTGCTAAAAGTTCAGCAGTATTTGGTGCTTTTGGTTCTTATGATAATACTTCGTGTGAAGATGTTGTAATTGAAAATTGTTATTTTGGTCCATCTGGTACTAGTGGAACAACTGCTTGGCCAACAGGGGTAGGAAGTCATTCTTATACCGCTGGATTTTATCATACCAATACTAAGATAACAAAAAATCATTTTGACTCTTTAACTGAGTATGCAATTAGAACTTATGTAGTTTATAAAAATTTAATTATTGATTCAAATACAATACAGTCTTGTTATGGTGGCATTACTATTGGATTGGATGGTGGAGCAAATCACACTACTACAACACAAACAGTACCTCAACAAAGTCAAAATATAACAGTATCTAACAATCTTATACTTGACACAAATGGAACTAATGCAATTGCTTTTTGGAATACAGACGGTGCAATTGTAACTGGAAATCAAATAAAAAATGTAACAAGAACAGGGTCTAACCTTGGAGATGGAATATTGTTTGTTACTGTTGTTGACGGAGTTATTGCAAATAACAGGGTAGAAGATACATCTCAAGATTCTATAGATGTTAGAACTAACTCCTCTGCTATTATGGTTGCAAACAATATAACCAAAGATCCAAGTCAAGTTACAACTAATACACATAATCATATATATTTTAATGATTCCGTAACCAATAGTTCTATAATTGCCAATAGAGGATTTAAAGAAGGATCTAATATAGCCCTAAATGGAATTTTAATTACTGGCACATGTAGCGGCATGAGGGCTTTTGGAAACCACTATGGCTCAGCAGCAACAAATGTTTTTAATGATAGCAGTAGTGCTGTAACAAGCACAACTAACGCCTAACATGGTATACTGGAGGTATTATGGCAGCAATATCACTACCTGAACGTGGTCAACCATTAGATGTTAATTATATCTATGAAATGGTTAGCCAGATAAATTCTATTGAAAATAGAATAGCAATTAGAAATACATCTGTTTCTACAGTCAATGCAAATAGCGACACTACCAGCAATATTAAGTTTTATGCAGAAGAGTTGGCTTTAACAACCACTGAAGCAAAGGCCAATGCTACAGATAGCGTTACCTTTACATTCCCTAGATTTAAGTTTACACCAGTAGTAACAGCATCAATATTTAACCGATCTGGTTCAACACCTGGAGATGATGTTATTTTTACACTTAGAAACATTACAACATCCAGTGCAACCGTGGTAGTAAGATTTAACTCTAGTGGTAAAGTAGACCTAAGAGTTAACTTAATAGCAATCGGTATACCTAACTAAGATATGATATACTTTTGAACCATGGCACATATAGTAAATGAAAAAGAATTAAGATGTACTAAATGTAATGGAAGGATGCTTGTTGACAGAGTATTTCTTTCATACGATCACCTTGAGTTGTACTGCCTTGTATGTGGCAAAAGAGAGATGTATAATCATCCAGATAAACATGGAGAAGTTGCAAGATGGATAATGAAGGTAGAGAAGGCCAGGTTAAAGATAACTGGCAACAGCCTGTAAAACCAAGTTCTACAATATTTTTTCTTAATAAAGAAATAGTAAGATTAATACATGTAAATAAGGCTAACAATATATGTGTTTTATATAATTTTATCCAAGATAAAGAGCAAACAATGCTGTATTCTGATTTTAAAAAACATAGAAAAAGAGCATATACTGTAAAAAATACTATGAGGATCTTTAATAGATCAAGGATGCAACTTGAAAGATGGATTAAAAAAGAATTAGTTATGCCACCAACTGGTGCTGTAATAGGCGGTAAAAGAATATTTAGACAATATGCTTATTATTCAGAAGATGATATCTTTACAATTAGAGATATTATTGCTACAATACATAAAGGAAGACCAAGAAAAGATGGAAGGGTGACTCCTAGGTTTGATGTACCAACAGAAAAGGACTTGCGTTCTTTACTTGGAGACGCTATAATGTTATATACCAAAACAAAAAGCGGGGAATTTATCCCCGTATGGACAGAAGAAACGTGGTGAATATGTCAGACAAAACAACAGTATCAGTAACCTTGGGTTATACACTAAACTTAGGAAATTTTCAAAGTCTAAGATTAGATCTAGGATGTACAGATTTTCTTCGTGAAGGAGAGAATGAAGATGCAGCAATGGAAAGAGTATACTCATTCATTGAAGGCAAACTATTGACCAAGATTGAGGATGCTAAGAAAGAACTAGAGTAGTGGCACAAAAGCAGTTAAGACATGCATTACTTACAAGATATAAAAAACTTGCTATTGAAAAAAATATAGATAGCAATATTAACATATATGTAGAACAGTGGGCTGCAGATTCATTAATTGAATCCTATACCCTAGATATGTGCTATGAAATGTTAGACTATTATTTTAGAATATCAGAAACACCTTCTTGGAAGTGGTTTGCAAACAATGCAGATAAACTATACAAAAATTTGCAAAATAGAAAAGAAGATGATAGAATAAGACAGTTACTAAAAGAACAAGCGAAAGATTGGTTAAAGTAGTGTCAGCAGACCTAGAAGGAAAAGTACTTTCTGCGGTATTAAAAGATAAACAGATACACATACTATTACAATCTAATCCAGACTCTTTGTTTAAAACACACAAAGATGTTTGGGAATTTGTTAGGAACTATCAAGAACAAAACTCTGTAGTTCCGTCAATTAATTTGGTGGTAGAAAAGTTTAGAGACTTTGATCCACAAGGTGAGATAGGTAGCACAAAGCATCACCTTGAAGAACTTAGGGTAAGTCACCTACAAAATAGTCTAAGTAGTATCTTAATGGATACTGCTAATAAATTAAAAACTAATGAGCCAGTAGATGCATTAAACAGCATTATTTCTAAAACCTCCGATCTAAAAAGAATAACTGCAGAGATAAGAGATATAGATGCAGTAGACGTAGAAGATGCTATTGCACATTTTGATAGAATAAAAGAATTACACGAAAAGGGTATTCATGGTATACAAACAGGTCTTGCAGGTTTTGATAACTATCTTCCAGCGGGTATTACTCCTGGTCAGTTTGGCATTCTTCTTGCCTATCCTGCTATTGGTAAGTCTTGGCTCGCGTTATTTATGGCTGTTCAAGCATGGAAAAACGGAAGAAAGCCGCTATTCATCTCATTAGAAATGACAGAGTCAGAAGTTCGTAATCGTGCTTATACAATTATGGGACAAGGAATGTGGTCTCATAGAAAATTAAGTTCTGGTGTTTTAGATACAGACTCTTTTAGAAATTGGAGTAAAACACATTTAGATAATAAGCCATCGTTTCACATTGTTTCTAACGATGGGCTTGGAGAGGTTTCTCCATCAGTTTTGAGGGGTAAGATAGATCAATACTCTCCTGATATAGTCTTTGTTGATTATATTCAATTAATGCAGTCAAACAATTATACTGATAATGAAGTAGTAAAGATTAAAAATATATCTAGAGAATTAAAAATATTAGCAATTAGTGAACAGGTTCCTATTGTTGCTATTGCTTCTGCTACCCCAGATGATGCCACAGATATGTTCACCGTCCCATCACTAGGTCAGGTTGCTTGGTCAAGGCAGTTGGCTTACGATGCTGATTGGGTATTAGCATTAGGTAGAGCACAAGGTAGTAGCATATTAGAGTGTGTTTTTAGAAAGAATAGACATGGCTTTTGTGGAGAGTTTATGATTGATATAGACTTTGACTCTGGAAGATTTATGTATAAAGATAATGAGCCATCCTCTTAAATATCGTTGATATAATTATGGTATGTCATATAGCCATAAAAAGATTCATCGATTTTGCCTAGAGGGTGAAATCTTTGATGAGTCTTTTATATCAAGATTAAAAGACCAATACATATTCATGGTCATAAGTGGAATGAGGAATAAAGGCTATGTTCCTAGATACGATATTGACACAGACTTTACAGTAAGTTATAATGGAAAGACATTTGATTTTAAGTTATCAGTTTACGGAGTATATGTTGGAAAAGAGAATGCAAAATGCATACTAGGAATAGACAAGAATACGACAATACGATCAACTATTATACAGAAAATCAAATCAGAAGAAGTCTCCTAGCCTCTGGCATAGATATAGTATCAGAAGTAGATATAGACTTTATTATATTTTGCCCATTTCATAATAACTCAAGAACACCCGCTGCAGAAGTTCACAAAACAAATGGTATGTTTTATTGTTTTGCTTGTCAAGAAACGAAAGAGTTAACAGAAGTAGTTATGCAGGCTTCTGGAAGATCATACTTTGAAGCAGCAAGGCTTATAGATTCTAAGTCTGATAATAAAAACTTAGTTGAAGCACTACAAGAAACATTAGATAAAAAAATAGATTTTCAAGAATATGATTTAGAAGTTATAGAAAGATTGCATAAAAATGTATTTGAAAGTTCAAAGGCTATGTCTTACTATAAAAATAGAAACATATATAAAGATAGTGTTATCAAATATAAACTTGGATACTCCGAAAAGCAAGACATGGTAACTATTCCAGTATATTCTCCAGAAGGTTTATGTTTAGGATTTGTTGGTAGATCCATAGAGGGTAAGGTGTTTAAAAATACTCCTGGATTACCTAAAAGCAAAACCTTGTTTAATTTGCAAAGAGCAAAAAGATACGATAAAGTTTTTGTTGTAGAGTCATCATTTGATGCCATTAGACTTGAACAAGTAGGTGTTCATGCAGTAGCAACTCTTGGTGCAACTATATCAAAAGAACAAAGAAAATTACTTAAGCAATACTTTAATCAAGTTGTTGTCTTGGGTGATAATGATGAGGCTGGCAAAAACATGTCTAAAAAAATGATAAGTTATTTTGGAAGTGGATGCATAGCACCATCTTTACCAGAAGGCATAAAAGATGTGTCCGATTTATCAGACAATGACTTAAAAAAGTTTGTAGATAAATTTGACGACATAGTGTCTTCTATGCTACAATGATATAACGCTCATATACAGAGTAAATACTAAGGAGAAATATGTCAATTATAAAAGGTCTAAAAAACATTGAGGCCGTTATTGATAAGCCTAAATTAAACATTTCAGGCGAAAAGGTAACGTGGCTTAAGTTAGATGATGGGCAAAGTGCTCAAATAAGATTCGTTAGCGAATTAGATGCAGACTCACCTCACTATGATGAAAAGCGTGGTCTTGCTATTGTTGTAAGTGAACATTCAAATCCAGATGACTATAAAAGAAAAGCAGTTTGTACTGCAGATACTCAAGGTCGTTGTTTTGGTTGTGAAATGTTTCGCAAAGAACCAAAGAGTGGTTGGAGAGCACGTTTAAGATTTTATTGCAACGTTTTAGTTGACAATGGAATCGATGCACCACATGTAGCAGTTTGGAGTATGGGTGTAAGCAAAACTGCAACATTCAATACAATTAGAGAATATGCTGCAGACTCAACAAGTATTTCAAATATGGTTTGGAAACTAAAAAGAAATGGAAAGGGAACAGAAACAAATTATGTTCTACTTCCAATGAAACAAGATGCTGAACCATTTAACTGGGGATCATTTGAATTTCCTAACCTTGAAAGAGTTGTTAGAGAAGTTCCTTATGCTGAACAAGAAAATTTTTATATTGGATTCAGCAATCAAGCAACATCAACATCGGTCGACTGGTAATATCAGAAAGGCTATGGTTTGAACTACGTTCCTTTACACGTGCATACACACTATTCATTAATGGATGGTGTTGCAACTCCAGAAGAGTACTGCAAGCGTGCAAAAAATATAGGCATGCAAGCCATAGCCATTACTGATCATGGTGCATTATCTGGTCACAGACCAATGTATCGTGCAGCAAAGGCGGAGGGTATAAAACCAATTCTTGGTATAGAAGGTTATATTACTCATGATAGATTTGATAAAAGAGATAAGAAAGAAAGACTTGGAAATCCCCTAGATTTAATTTATAATCATATAGTTATACTTGCAAAGAATCAACAGGGCTTAGAAAATTTAAATAGATTGAATGAACTGGCTTGGACAGAGGGATACTACAGCAAGCCTAGAATAGATTTTGAATTATTAGAAAAATATAAAGATGGATTAATAGTTTTATCAGCATGTATGTCTGGCCTCATTGCTAAGGCTTTAGAGTTCAATGAGTATGCAGAAGCAAAAAGACTTTTGAAATGGTTTAAGGATACATTTAAAGATGATTTTTATGTTGAAGTGATGCCACATAACTCAAAAGAACTTAACAATGAATTACTTGCTTTGGCTGATAGTATGGATATTAAATCAGTAGTAACACCTGATTGCCACCACGCCAGCACAGATCAAAAGGTTATTCAAGAAATTATGCTTCTTTTAAATACACATGCAAAATTAACTAAAGATGCTAAGTTTGAAAAGTCTCAAAAGATAGATGATGTTATGAAGCGTCTTGATTACCTATACGGTGAAGATAGATTTATGTCATTTAGATCATTTGATATTCACTTACTTTCATATGAAGAAATGAAGCAAGCAATGAGTATGCAAGGTATAAAAAGAGAAGACATTTATACTAACACTATTGAAATTGCAAACAAAGTAGAAGAATATGAGATTGTTAGCGGCTTAGACTTACTACCTGCAAAAATTGATGATCCACATCAAGGTTTAGTTGACCTAGTATTAAAAGGTATGGAACAAAAAGGATTATATAATAAGCCAGAATATAGAGAAAGAATGCAAGAAGAGTTAGATATTATTAGAGATAAAAACTTTTCTTCATACTTTTTAATTGTATCTAATATGCTTAACTGGGCTAAGGAACAAGGAATCTTGGTTGGACCTGGTCGAGGTTCTGCAGCGGGATCATTAATTTGTTACGTACTTGGAATCACAGATGTTGACCCATTAGAGTATGGATTGCTATTTTTTAGATTTATCAATCCAGAACGTAATGACTTTCCAGATATTGATTCGGACATCGCAGATAGTAGAAGAGATGAAGTTAAGTCTTATCTTGAATCACAGTATAAAAACGTAGCGTCCATTGCAACATTCTTAATGTTTAAAGGTAAGGGTATTGTAAGAGATGTTTCTAGAGCATTTAATATACCACTATCAGAAGTAAATAAAGTTTTAAAAACAGTAGACGACTGGGACGATTTTATTACAAGCAAAAATGCACAGTGGTTTAGATTAAAATATCCAGACGTAGTCAGATACGGTGAACAACTTCGTGGTCGTATTCGTGGTACTGGTATTCACGCTGCTGGTGTTGTAACAGCAAAAGAACCAATCTTTAAGTATGCACCATTAGAAACAAGATCAGCCCCAGGAAGCAAGGAAAGAATTCCAGTAGTAGCAGTTGATATGGAAGAGGCAGCAGATATTGGATTGATCAAACTAGATGTTCTTGGATTAAAAACCTTAACTGTTATTGATGATACCTTAAAAATAATTAAGAAAAGACATAAGATTAATATTAAGTTAAAAGAAATACCTTTAGATGATCCAAAAGTGTATGAGATGCTTTCAGATGGAAGAACTAAAGGAGTGTTTCAGTGTGAAGCAACACCATACACAAACTTGTTGGTAAAGATGGGTGTAAGTAACTTAGATGAACTTGCAGCCTCCAATGCTCTTGTAAGACCAGGTGCTATGAATACAATTGGTAAGTCATATCTTGCTAGAAAACATGGTAGAGAAATAACTGAGCATATACATCCTATTATGCAAAAGTTTACTAAAGATACTTATGGATGTGTTTTATACCAAGAACAAGTTATGCAGGCATGTGTTGGCTTGGGTGGAATGAGTATGGCCGAAGCAGACAAGGTTCGTAAAATTATTGGTAAGAAAAAGGATGCAAAAGAATTTGACGAATTTAAAGACAAGTTTGTGACTGGTGCATCAAAACATATTACTCCATTCAAAGCAGAGGGACTATGGCATGATTTTGAGGCTCACGCAGGGTACTCATTTAATAAGTCTCATGCTGTTGCATACTCAATGCTTTCATATTGGACAGCATGGTTAAAATATTATTATGGCATCGAGTTTATGTATTCATTATTAAAGAATGAACAAGATAAAGATGCTAGAACAGAATACTTGATTGAAGCAAAAAGAATGGGCATAGCCTTAAAACTACCCCACATTAATGAGTCAGATAGTGATTTTAAGATCGAGGGTAATGGAATAAGAATAGGATTATCTGCTATCAAATGGATATCAGACAATATATCTTCTAAGATTATGGCAAGAAGACCATTTAATTCATATCAAGAATTTTATGATTTTGTATTTACAAAAGGAAGTGGGGTTAATTCAAGATCACTAGCAGCACTTGATGCTGTAGGTGCATTAACCTTTACGGATAATCCTAGAGATGAAAAAAAGATAAGAGAAAGTTTATACGAGTATTTAAACCTTCCCGAATTTAAAACAACAGTACCACAACACTACTATGCTTATATAGACGAGATAGAAGACTTTGAAGAAACTGGTGTGTATATATTGATGGGTGTTATTAAAAATATTAAAAGAGGTAAGGGCTGGTCTCGTGTAGAAATTATGGATTCAACTGGTCTTCTTGGAGTATTTGATGACGAAGAAACAAAGATTGAAGCGGGAAAAACTTATATTATTGCTGTTGCTAATAATAGAATTATGGAAGCAGTAACAATAGATGATATAAAAGATTCGCTATCTAATCCATTAATTAAATTCTTAAACTATAAAACTTTACCATATAGCGGAGAAGAGTACTATGTGGTATCATTTAAGTCAAGAACAACAAAAGCAGGAAAAAAGATGGCCAATATGATCGTTGCAGATACAAGTAGAGACATGAAATCTATTGTTATATTTCCTACAAAATATTCAGAAGGCTTTATGAAGTGTGAGCCAGGCAAGGCTAAGAAAATGACCTTTGAAACATCAAAAGATGGAACAGAAATATTACGAGAAGTAATGGCAAACTAGAAAGATAGGTATATGAAAACAATAGAAATAGAAGACTTCTTATCTCAGTTAGATCCTGAATTAAGAAAAAGAGTAAGCAATGCTACAGAAGTAGAAGTTAAAAAACAAAAAACACCCAGCATCAGTCTTAATAATGCACTAAAGGGTGGAGTTGGTTATGGTAGACAGATATTAATTTGGGGAAATAAATCAGCAGGTAAATCATCATTCTGTTTACAGATGATTGGTGAAGCACAAAAAGAAGGTAAGGTGTGTGCTTGGATTGACGCTGAGCAATCATTTGATCCAGAGTGGGCTACAAAACTAGGGGTAGATACAGATAAATTAATCTATTCAGAAGCAAGAACTATTAATGATATGGTCGATGTTGCTACACAATTAATGAAAGCAAAAGTAGATGTATTAATTGTAGACTCTATCTCTGCACTGCTTCCAGCAATTTACTTTGAAAAAGATTCTACTGAATTAAAGCAGTTAGAAAATACTAAGCAGATTGGTGCTGAAGCAAGAGATATGACCAATGCAGTCAAGATGCTTAACTATGCTAACAATCAAGAAAATCAAACATTATTAGTTTTAATTTCACAACAAAGAAACAATATCGGTGCCATGTATGCATCGCATGTTCCAACAGGTGGTCAAGCAGTTAAGTTCTTTTCTAGCACAGTTATTAAGTTGTGGTCTAGCGAATCAGAAAACCAAGCAATTAAAGGAAAGATACAGGTTGGAGATAAACTTATTGAAGAAAAGGTTGGACGTGTTGTAAACTGGCACGTTGACTTTAATAAAACTGGTCCAGCATTTTTAAGTGGATCATATGACTTTTATTTTGGTGGAAGCATGACAGGTGTTGATAAGACAGCAGATCTTGTAGATACTGCAGAACTTCTAGGTATCATCGAAAAGGGTGGTGCTTGGTATACAGTTTTGGGTGAAAGACTACAGGGCAGAGCAAAAGTAATTGAATACCTAAAAGAAAATCCAGAGAAACTAAAAGAACTTGAATCAGCCATCAACGTATAGATATTCTTTATACAATGGTAAGTTTATTTGCCATACATGTAAAGCAATAGTTGCAACAGCAAGAATGTACAAAGAAAAACAGGAGTTAACTTGGATGTGTCAAGAAAAACATTTATCTAAAGTTAATTTTAACGTAAGGGGATATTAATGAGTGAGCGTGGAGAACTAAAGCGTATTGGTGCCAAGCAACACATTAATTCAGGAAGAGGACCAGTTAAGGCTGACGGATCACTAGATGATTTTGTTGTAGACGTCAAAGAATATTCTAAATCATATTCTGTGAGCCAAGATTCTTGGGCAAAGATTGTGTCTGACACAATGAAGGTAGATAGAAAAAAGAATCCAGCATTAATGGTAGTTTTAGGAGAAGGAAACAAAAAGGTTAGACTTGCTATAATAGAATGGCAAGTTTTTGAGCAATTGAGAGAGAGCAATGGAAACAACAGTTGAGATATTAAACAAGGTTACAGGATTAAACGATATATCAGAATACATGAAAGATGAAGAATTAACCAATGCACTTGTAGTTGTTGCTAAGTTAATCTCTAATCCAGATATTCCGCCACAAAAGGCTACGCTACTAATTACCCAACTGCAAGCATATTCTGCTAAGTTTGGCATGCTTGCCTCTTGGTATTCGCATGTTAAAAAAGATGAAAGGGTAAAAAAGAATCTATACTACTCTGCAAGAGAAGCAATAGATAAACTAGTTGATGCCCTTAAATATAGTGTAAGGTCATTCTAATGTCAAAAAAATTAGTTAATAAGATTTTGTCTAAAGATGAGAAACATAGTGATGAAAGCAGTATAAATTTAAATGAAATTATAGATAAGATTCATGACGGGTATGAGCATAAAAAAGGTCCATACTTTGCTAAGAGAACAGGGTTTACACCCTCTGGATTAACGTATGGGGCTGGCAAATGCCCTAGAATGTGGTATCTATGGTTTGAGGGTAATGAAGCAGAAAATACTAATACTTGGTATGAAGTTGCTAATATGGACTCTGGATCAGACAGACACACAAGAATTGAAACAGCAATGGAAAATGCTGGCATATTAGTAACAAAAGAAGCACAGTTAAAATATGAAAACCCAACCATATCTGGTAAAACAGATGCTGTTATCAAATGGAATGATCAAAATATTCTTACTGAAATTAAAACTAAAACAGATGAGGGATTTCAAAGAACTAAGAAGCCTGCTAATTACCATATAGAACAACTACTAATCTATATGAAAATTATGAAGCAAGCATTTGGAATATTAATATATGAGAATAAAAACAATCATGAAATGTTAATGTTCCCTATCAGACTAAATCAAAAGTATAAAGACTTTGTAAACTACTTCTTTGACTGGATGAAAAGTGTAGAGGCTGCGTTTAAGGAAGGAAAACTACCAGAGAATCCATACAGAGTTAAATATAACTCTAGAGATTGTAAAGGCTGCATGTTCCTCAAGGTATGTCAAACAAAGCCAGTGGGCGATATCAAGATTGAGTCTAGGAAAGATCTTGAATGATAAAGGTATGTCAGTGGTGTGAAAAAGAATTTGATTCTCATATTAGAAACCAAATCTATTGTTCATCCGACTGTAGAACCAATTCAACAAAACAAAAGATATCACAAAGGTATCATCAGTCTAAATTTAGAACTAGGCTTAAAAAAGAAAGAAGATGTGCTGGGGGATGTAATACATTGCTAAGCGTATATAATGATTCTAAATTTTGTGATAGTTGCCTTGTAAATAATAAACAGGTAGATAAACTAATGAAAGAAATTAAAGGATATTTTGATTATGAAAAAGAATAAACTATTATATATTGGACACCCTAAAACTATTATGGCTATAGATGCTTCAACTAACTCTATGGCATTTTCTATATTTAAAGAAGGAGTTTTATACAAGTTTGGTAAAATTAATTTTCATGGAAAGCATGTATACGAAAAGGCTGGGGATGCATGCAGAAAATTAATACCATTTTTAAAAGACTTTGAAATAGATGCAATAGTTATAGAGTCTGCTATATATACAAACTCACAAAAAACTGCTATGAACTTGGCTTTAGTTCAAGGAGCAATTGTAGGATCAGCACAAACCTCTGGAAACAGGGTTGTAGCATCTTGCTCTCCAGTTGCTTGGCAAAATTGGATAGGAAATGGCAAACTTAAAAAAGAAGAAAAGTTGGCTATTAGAGATTTATACGGTCATGACAAATCATTCTCTTGGTATAAACAAAAAGAAAGAGAATTTAGAAAAGCAAGAACTATAAAGAAAATAAATATAGAGTTTGATTTAAGTGTTGAAGATGACGATGTTGCTGACTCTATAGCAATCGGATGGTACTCAAGTAATAACTGGCATAAACTTGCAAACGAACCTACAAATGTTGACAAGGTACAGGGTTAGTGATAAAATGAAACTCTATACTAATCAATTGTGGTTAACAAAAAGGATTATAAATGATAAGAAGACTCCTGAAGAGGTTGCAAAAGAATGCGGATGCAGTACAGAGACTATCTATGTATACATGGCAAAATTTAAAATTAAAAAGACAAAGAGGAAATAATGGCCGAATATCCTAGAATAGATATAGATAAACAACTAGAAGATAGAATGAAGTTTATTAGGGATATCTCTACACAAGCACCTGCTGGTCGAAAGATACTAGATGAATGCCTTGATATAGCAGAGTTACTTATCAAGAAGAATCAGTCATACGGCAGTTCCTATAGCCACCCTATTAATATATTTAGTAAGGCAGAGCCAAAAGAACAACTTAATATTAGAATTGATGATAAACTTAATAGAATAAAGAAGGGCAGCGAATATGCATCAGAGGATACAATACTTGATCTTATTGGCTACCTTGTATTATTAAGGACATTAGATGAGCACAGATGATTTAGTAAAACATTTAGACTTGGTTAACAAGGTTGCCTCTGAGTATCTAAAAGGTCACGATGCTGCAGAAATTTCTAGATCGCTAGATATTCCTAGACCAAGAGTAATGTCACTACTAAGTGATTGGCGTGTAATGGCTTCCAATAATCAAGCAATTCACGCAAGAGCAAAAGAAGCACTTGCTGGTGCAGATCAACACTTTTCATCATTAATTAAAAAAGCATATGAAGTTATTGACGCTGCAGACTCTACTGCAAATCTTACAGCAAAAACTACATCTATTAAACTTATTGCAGATATTGAAACAAAAAGACTTGAAATGCTACAAAAGGCTGGACTATTAGACAATAAAGAAATAGCAGAACAAATTATTGAAATGGAAAGAAAGCACGATATTCTTATCAAGATATTAAAAGATATTGCAACAGGTCATCCAGAAATCAGAGAGGAAATTATGAAACGTCTTTCAGAAATCCAAACTGAGGTGGTAGTAATTGACAACGATTGATTTTAGTGACTTTATAGAAGCACTGGATGAAAGTCCATTTGAAGAAAATCCAGTAGACATTAAAACATTTGTAACTGGAAAAGATTATCTAAATCA